ACCTCCAAAGTGCCCCATGGATATGAACAACACTCAAACCACTATCACCGAATCAACCTTCTCAGACCTCTATAGTTTCGTCGAGGAGATGACACCCGATCTGGAAATGTGTCTCGACTTCTGTGAATCACAAGGAATCACAATCACTGATGAGGTATTCACAGTTATCGAAGACTTACTAGAGAACAACTGATCACCACTAACTAACACTAACTACCATGACCAGTTACACTAACCTGATCAACATCATCGATGAGTTACAACAGTCAGGAGTCAAACCAAAGGTAACAGTCCTTAAGACAAAGAAGGGTCCTAAGCATTCATTACTGACCAACACTAAGTAACAACCTGGGCACGTTAGCGAAGCATCGGTAAGTCCCAGATCCATAAACCAAACTAACACTTTCTTCTTTATTATGTCTCTCGAACTAGCACTCGGTATGTTGTCTCAAGGTAACAGTGGTGATGAAATCCTTCAGATCCTCGATGTTATCGTAAATGACACAGATACCCCTGAGGAGATTACCTTCTGAGACACATCTATAAGGGTCTGTAAGGGGGGTTAAGTCTCTCTTACAGAGTAACACTTAACGAGACCACAGGTGAGGTCTATAAACTCAGATCCGGTGTGTGTTACAAACTGAGGGAGAGGAGTGGTGTTCTCTCCCTTCTTTATTACCTAGGGACAGTGTTGACAATCAGTTAAATGTGTGGTATGATGATGTTGTGAATCGACACGTTGTTATCGTTGGTTCGTGATATCGTCGGGTTCGCGTGACCCCCCCGTTATAAAAAAGGGTAAGTCCCTAACCTACAAAAGTATATACCCTCTTTCAAAATAATTCGGAATATTTTTTTTCAAATCTATGCCCGGCGTTGATATATAAAACGACCCCCCAAAAAGGAGTGATGCAAAAATTTTCCCCAGATAAATTTTACCACATATACCTTCGTGACCAATGTGTGGTTTCGTGTATTACTGAAGAAGGATTCAGTGAGACATGGACGACATTAAAGGCGATGGTAGGATTAATGAAGACTGAATATGAGGAAGATGATCTTTCATATGAGATGGTGAGCAAACCGACCATGGATCTTGAAGAATCATCTTATTGACAAAGATACATATACAGACTATAATTGAATTGAGTTACACAGACTTATGGCTAAAGGATTTACAGTAAAAGCATCAAATCCCAAGAGTGGAGTAAAGAAAACAGATACACCTGAATGGGACATCGATGCTATCAAGGCAAGGATGCGTGGGAAGACAGTTGTATTTTGTTTACCAGGACGTGGATGTTCATATACGTTTATGAAGAACTTCGTTCAGTTATGTTTTGATATGGTACAGAACGGAATGAGTATTCAGATCAGTCAGGATTACTCATCGATGGTTAACTTTGCACGATGTAAGTGTTTAGGTGCTAATGTACTTCGTGGACCTGATCAAATTCCATGGGATGGTAAGTTAGGATATGACTATCAGTTGTGGATTGATAGTGACATTGTGTTTAATACAGAGAAGTTTTGGCAGTTATGTGATGTAGCACTACCTGCATCAGCAATTGATGAAGAAGGTAATGAGATTGAAGGAGCGGACCGTCCGATATCTGCTGGTTGGTATTCCACAGAAGACGGGAGAACCACCTCAGTTGCACATTGGTTGGAAGAAGATGACTTCCGTAACAATGGTGGTGTGATGAATCATGAGATGGTTGATAGTATTCAGAATCGTAAGAAACCTTTTACTGTAGACTACACAGGTTTCGGATGGGTAATGATTCGTAAGGGTGTGTTTGAGAATGAACAGATGAAGTATCCATGGTTTGCACCGAAGATGCAGGTGTTTGAATCAGGAGCTGTTCAAGATATGTGTGGAGAGGATGTTTCATTCTGTCTAGATGCTATCGAAGCTGGTTATGAGATCTGGTGTGATCCTCGTATTCGTGTGGGTCATGAAAAAATGCGTGTTATTTAATAGGAGGTACAAAGTATGGCTAAAGTTAAGAAGAGTCTGTTAGGTAATGTGTTTATTGAATCACAACCAAAAAAATCCCGACAAGGATCGGGCCAACATACCAAATACGCGGCTACGAGTTCCAATCATAAGAAGAAAAGATATAAGGGACAAGGACGATAATCAACTAGACCCTTCGGGGTCTTTTTTAATGTATAGATATATTAACTGAGGATTCATGTATGGCATGTCTGATTGCTAATCTACCTTCAACTGAAGTATGGGTAAGGAAAGAATATCTTACGGATCATCAAAGTGGTCATGGAGAGTTTGTAAAGGGTGTCTGGGTGTCATGTAAGTCCATCCCAGGACGTGCATTTTACTTTGAGACATATCTCCCTGAATATGCTGCAATGTATGATAAACTACCGATCAGTGCCTTTGTATCAGATCCAGAGACACCAACACCTGATATGAACCTACCGAACCTACAGTTCTGGAATTGTATGGACTATGGTGTTGTAACTGTTCAGAAACAGTTTATTGGTAGTATGGATTATGAACTCTATACAAGAGATCATGGTATTATGAAGGGAACATATATTTGTACCTTAGATAACTATCATCAAGATCCTGATACAATTGATTATGCAACATCAGAGAATCCAGCAGAACATAAGTCACATAATCTAATTGAATTAGAGAATGGACAGTATGCATTGTATCCTAATAATAGAATGCGTATCTTTGATAACAGTTTGACACCTGAGGATCCAAAGATGCCAGACTTTAAAGTATCAACACAATACTATTCTGTTGAGAATGGTTTTGAACGTCTTGGTATGGGACGAGAAGATGAATACTTCTGGAAGACAGCTAAAGAACGTAAGGAAGAGGATACTCTCGATCATGATTCATAGATAGTAATTATATTCTAAGTAAAATGGAAGACAATCTGTTAAGAGAAATTAATAACGATAGACAAACACCAAAGAACAAGAGAATTGTAAATGAGGATGGTTTGTTTGAATCTGAAGAGGATTGTAGTGACCCAAATCATGTGTGTAAGTGTGGACAAGAAACTCTATCAGAACACACCTAAATAAAGCAGATTTGTAGTATCAAAAAAGGTGCCAGCAGAAAGAATTAGCAAAGCTTTCAAAGATGTAAGTGCGTCATTTCAGATTAATCCTCTGAACTATGACCTAATAGCACTTCATAATGAGAATGCTATTGCAAGATCTATTCGTAATCTTGTATTAACAGTTCCTGGTGAGAGACCATTCAATCCAGCATTAGGTTCTGAAGTTTACAGATTATTATTTGAGAATTTTGATTTACAAACTGCTTTTGCAATTCAAACTCAAATAGAAAACACGATTAGTAATTTTGAACCAAGGGTCAGTATTGACTCTGTTACTGTGACACCTGACATTGACGTTCATGAGTTCAACGTGACAATTACATATAATATTGTTGGTATTGAAGCAGAAACACAACAACTCCAGTTCGCATTAGAACCCACTAGGTAAGATGCCTTTAGTAAATTTCAGTAATGTCGATTTTGATGGTATTAAACAATCCATCAAAGATTACCTTAGAGCTAATTCTAATTTTACGGATTATGACTTTGAGGGATCAAACCTATCGACTATCATAGACACATTAGCATATAATACATATATCTCTTCATACAACGCCAATATGGTGTCGAATGAAGTGTTTCTTGATAGTGCGACACTGAGAGAGAATGTTGTATCGATTGCAAGAAATATTGGATATCTTCCTAGATCAAGGAAATCGAGTAAAACTAATATTAGTTTTTCAGTTGATGTATCATCTTCCAATATTTCAACTCTAACACTCAAATCTGGTCCTCTAGCATTGAGTGCTTCAAACTTCAATAAACAATCATTTACTTTTTGTATCATGGAGGACATTACTGTCCCTGTTGACTCAACTGGTACAGCTGTATTTGATAATATTAATGTATGTGAAGGTTCATCTTTAAATTCAGTATTTGTTGTAAATTCATCTTTAA